CCAGTACACCTTGCCCTGCTCCAGCTGGCTGGCCGTGTTCAGCTCCGGGTCGGCAAACACCTCGAAGTTGATGATTGCGCCTTGAGCTTTCAGGTCGCGCATGAACGCTTGCAGGCCCTCCGTCACGTCCTTGATGTAGGTCGCGGTGATGGAGCGGTCGACCGCCCATTTGTGGCCGTACAGAATCGCGTCCATGACGATGTCCATGGTTCGCACGCGAGTCACGAAGGCCCACTTTGGATCGCTCGACAAGGTGCGGTTACCCCACAGGCGGAAACCGTCATCGCGAATAATCGTGGTGATATTGGCGTTATTGAGGAGGTTGGCCCGGCAGGTTTCATCACCGTCCAAAAACTCAATCGGGCGGGAGGTGCCGGTGATGCCGACGAACTCTTTGTTAGAAGGCGACGCCCAAAAGCCGTATTCGCTGTCGGTCCAGGCGAACAAGCCCGCCACCCAGGCAGAGCCCGGCGCGTCGACCGTGGCATCCGCCGTGGTGTCCCAGTACTGCACGCCAGGATCGACCAGAAACGCCCGCTTGGCGCCGAAATTTTCGGCGTAAGCCATGACGGCCTCGTCGGTGGTGTTCGGGCCGTCGAGGATGGCCAGTCCGCGCAGCTTGTCGGCCAGGGCAACCAAGGCCGTACCGACTGCCAAGGTCGAGCTGTGCTTGGGTGTCACCAGCAGCCGCGGCTGGGCGTTGAACCGGCTTTTGCCATCCAGCAGCGCTTGCAGGCCGGTGCGCTTTCCGTTGGCCTGTACGCCGCCGATGATCGCCGAGGTTTGTTCGGCTGGATTCTCCAGCTTGGCCACACCGCAAGCCACGATCACCGCCTTGGCTCGGGTGTAGATGGCTTGGCAGGCTTTGGTCATTGCCGAGTCAGGACCGAAGGCGGCCACCGCTTCGCGCTCATTGGTGATCATCACCAGGTCATTCGGCTGTGCGCTGTAGGCCGGCGCCGGCACGAAGGTATCGACCAGGCCGATGATCGAGGACGACGGCAACGCAATGACACGAGCGCCGGTATCAACGTTCGTGACGGTCACGCCATGAAAGAAGCTCATAGATTCTCCAGATAGGAAAGGCCCCGCAGTGCGGGCCTTGTTTGTGATGAAGCGGAAAAGAAAACGCCCCGTCAGTGCGGGGCGTTTAAGTGGGTTCTGTCGGGCCCGGATCCGGCCCACTGGATGCGACCGAATCAGGCCAGCCCTCGGTCAGCATTTCATCGCGGTATTCGCCTGCCTCGATCGCGCGCAGCAGCGTCAGCTCGCGGTCAAAGCAGGCTTGAACGTGTGCCCGCACCGCCTTGGCGATCGCGATGATTTGCGCCGAACCGATCTCGACAAACCCGCCGACCGCCTTGAAGTTGCAGCGGTATTCTGGATCGAGGACGGCGGACAATCCGGTACTGGCAATCAGCGCCTGGCTGTCGCGGGTCGTTTCGATTTGCAGACCATCTACATTTACGCCGGTCGCCTCACGCTTGTAGCGCTCGGCAGCCACCATCTGCCCATAATCCGGCACCCATTCGGCTAGCGGCCCCTTGACCACTTCGCCATCGACCAGACGCCAAAGCCCGTCGGTTTCATTGAAGGTTCTGACAAAAAGCTCATCGTCAACCTCAACCGCATCCGCCGGAATCGATGCGCCATGCACCGCCGAATCGAAGCGGCCAATGAGATTCCCAGCTTCGTCAAAATGGATAAATTTAGTACCCACGATATCCCCCGGCTTACCAGCCAAAAGCAACCCAATAAAAAGCTTCAGCGACCCGAGTGCCTGAAAGATAGGCTCCGGCACTAAAGCCAGTTTTCCCAACCCCGTCAGTTCGAAGCATGATACAGGTGTCTCGCGACGGACCGCCGCCGATGTAGGACGTCCCATTGATCGCCACAAGGCGAGTGGGAAAGTTAAGCGGAAAGGAGATAGCCAAATCCGCACTTGGCGAAGTTGTCGTCGTGCCCCACTGAATAATCAGACCACCGAGCCACGTCGGAAACACGAAGTAGCCATTGACGGTTTTGGAGAACGTGAAACCCCAACGCATTTTTTTCGGGGTGACGATAGTGGCGTCATCCTCGCCCGCATCCGCCTGAGCTTGCGTCGCGATCTTGGCTGTGCCCAGCTTGATTTCAGTGGCCTGAGTCGCCAGCGCCGCGAGCGCAGCAATGTCGATGTTTCCCTGATTGATTGGCGCGTTCCAGGCCTTGATGCACCACATGACCGCCAAGTTGCGTGGACGGGTTTCCGGACCGAATCTGGCCGCTACCGGCCCCTGGACTAGGGAAGTAGTGGTTGCTGGCAAAACACTCGTGCCGGCAGCTCTGTACGTTGCGTTTAGATTGTTGGTAGCGCTCCCGACGACGTTGCCGCTTACCGGCGCCGCAACAGAACCAACCTCGGACGAAAGAACAGCGTGATAGTGATCACGCAGTGCGTCGATTTGGGAGCTACCAACAACACGATCCGGGTCTACGCCGCGACCGTGATCCCAACCACGCAGAAACTCACCGCGAGATTCTGGCAAGCGGAAATTGCCAGCGCCCTCATCGCCCTTGTTGAAGGCCGTCCCAAGGAACGCCGCCAGATCGGGATAGACGGCAGCGCTCTTGACGCTACCGTCCAGTTCCAGAAAACCAGGCGCAACCTTGTCCAGCGGAAACGCCACAGTCGCGCCCACAGGCAATGCAGATGCCTGAGCGATCATTGCCTCGATTTCGCTCTTGGTGTAACTGTCTTTGATCCCGAGTCCAGCCAACGTTTCCGGATTATCGCCAGAAGTTACGACGCCTCGATTGTTGACCTTGACCCTCGTGAATTCACCAGGTGTCTTGTTGGCTGGCAGTACGTTCTTTACCGAGTCATCAACGTACTGCCGGGTCGCCAGCACCACCGACGGATCGATCTTCAATTGAATATTCGAAGTCCCGTTGGTGATGATGTGCATCCGCACCACCTGATTGCGACCAGAGTTCTGCTCGAGCAGCGGCTTGTAACTGGGTGCCACGTTAGAAACGGCGCAGAAGACGCCGTCTTTGTCTTCCAGCGCCAGTTCGCGGATCCACCAACCGCCCACGTCTGGCGGCAGCACTAACTCGGCGATCAGAACATTGGCGTCCTGCTCCGATACCCGGAGCTGATTGAGCTGGGCTTTATATACCTGATTGATCAGTCTGGTTTGCGAGGGACTTGGCACCGGGTCGGTGCCGTTCGCATCCCCAATCAGCATGTACTTGGGCTCCCAGGGAATACCCAGGGCATCGCAGTTGGTTTTTTTGTTGGCACCCAACGTGGTCAGCATGCCGCCAAAAATGGTTTTCTTATCAACCATAAGGGTAGGTATCCAATTCATCGATTATGTAATGGCCGACGCCGCCGCAACCCTGCACCTCGACATCGATATCGGGATTGCTCCAGGGGTAAACATCGATCTCATCCCCGTCATAAACGGCGAACCCCACGAAGCCGTCGAGGCGAGCCTCTAAAACGATGTCCAGGCCGGATAGATGTCGACTGACCGGCCGGGCGTCGTCGATCAGCCACGTCAGTTCTTGATAGGTTTCTTCGCTGATACCTTCGTCGGAAACGCCAATCTTCAAAGCGAACGTCCCTGGCACGCCCATGGGTTCGGTCTTGAACCACTCGACTACCTCAATGAGGTAACCGAACGGCTCAACCACCCGACGCAAGGCACCGATGGTGCCCTTATGCGCATGGACGTAGAACGAAGAGCGGATCACCGAGCGCTTGACCTCTTCGGGCCACGCCTCGTCCCAACGATCCACCGACCATGCCCAAGCCAACTGATAAAGCAGGTGCGCCGGGCAAGTGTCCGGGTTGTATAAAGTCCTGAGCGGCACGTCGGTGGTTTCGTCGATGGCCGCTTCGATAGCCCGTTCAAGTTGGGTGCTGTTGAGGGGAAGCAAACTTTTCATCAGCCACCCCGCGTGACGGTAAAGCCTGAGCACCATGCCGCTTGCGCTTTGGTTGGCCGGATGTCTTCCCACCCAGGGATCTCGACACGAGCCACGCCGCTGACATGGACCTGGGCATCGACGGCCGAACGGGCCACCTCTACCCCCAAACGACGCCGTGGATTGATCCAGCCTTGCAATCGCGCCCTACATTCGGCAAGCGCCGCTTCGGTTTCAGGACCGCTACCGGCCATGTGCACGATGGCATCGATTCGATAAGGCAGGATCTCGGCGCCCTGAACCGTCAGCCGGTCAGCAACCGGGCGCCGGTCATCATCGTTGAGGTAAGTGTCGACCTCGGCCAACAACTCTGGGCTGGCCGTGCCATCGCCTTCAAGCGACAACACGGTCACTACCACCGCGGCCGGCGCTGGGCTTTCGGCCGTGGCATCCGCTACCAATCCAGAGGCGTTGCGGGCATGCAGGATGTAGCTGTTTCGAGGCCCGGCCGTGGTCAGCCCCTCATACCTCAACTGGATACGCTCGCGCAGTGCGTCGTAACTCTCCAGAACCGCCGGCACCGGGGGCACGGCGGTTGAGTCTTCAGCCTGGATGACCAAACGCTGCAGGTTCACGTTGGCGGCCAATTGCTCCAGGTCCGCACCCGTGGTATGAGCCAGAAACAGCGCCTTGGCCGCGTCGTTGACCCTGGCTCGGTTCTGCATACGTCGATAGGCGCCCAGTTCCAGCAGCTTGGTCACCGGATCGCTCTCCAATAAGGCGGTCCAGTTGTCGCCCATGTACTCTCGAAAAGTCGACAGCTGCCCCTGATACATTTCCTCAAAGTCCAGGCTTTCCAACACTTGCGGCGCCGGTAGCGCCGAAAGGTCGATAGTGCTCATACGTTCACCTCCAGCACTACGCCGTTGCCAATATAGGCGCCCGTCAGCTGCAGGATGATCTGGCCATCCATCACAGCGGTGACCCGCACGCGTTCCAACTTCAAGCGGGGCTCCCAACGCCCCAGGGCGCGGGCAACTTCAGCCTGCACCGCGCTTTTCCAGCCCTCATTCACCGGCAGGTCGACATAACGGCGCAGATGGCTGCCGTATTCCGGCCGCATGCGCCGGCTGCCGACCGGCGTGCTGAGAATGTCTTCCACGGACTGCCGCAGATGCGCCGAACCTGACAGCGGCTGCCCCGTGCGACGGTCCATTCCGATCATGGTGTTTACTCTGTCAGCGGTTGCAGATCCGGGTGGGCTTTCAGGAAGGCGTATTGCTCATCGCCGCACGCCGTCACCTGACCGGCAATCACCGGCACGGGCTGGCCGTTGGGCATGATCAGCGTGCGCGAGGTGAAACGCGTGTCACGAAATACACGCGCCGGTCCGATGGTGGTCAGCGGCTCAGATTGGGCGGGCTCAGGCTGCACCGCATCGGCGGTCGGCCGCTCCGTCTCTGTTCTTGCTTTGCTCATATCGACGCTCCATGAACGGAAAAGCCCGCACGCGGCGGGCTGTAGATGAATGTCAGGCTCAGTGTTTGTGGTTCGGCGTGTTGCCGGTGGTGTCGATGATTTTGCCACCGCCGTTGATGTCGCCAGTGACGCGTAACGGGCCGTTGATCAGCACGTTACCGGCCAGGGTGATGTCGCCCGCCGAGGCGTTGATTGTGCCGTCCGCGACGATCACTTCGGTGCCTCCCACCTTGATGGTCACGGTGCCGCTTGGCACGGTGATGCTGTAAGTGCTGGCCTGCCAGTCGTAGACCAGCGAGCCACCGTCATCGAAGCGCCATACCTCAACGTGATCACGGTTATCTGGCTGGCCTCCGGCGTTGCCATACAACCCAGGCACAAACGTGCCCTGCGCTGGCTCGCCGCTCGGGCTGATCAGCGCGCCCTGTTCACCCAGGCTGGGCGACCGCCAGTGACGGGCCTTGCCGGCGGCGATGCTGTGCCAGCGCACCCAGGCGCTGGTCCACTCCCCTCCGTCAGAAACGCGAACCATGCCGGCGGGTAAATCCACCCCAACCACGCTACAAGGGATGATCAGACCGGACAGCATGCGGTCATGCTGCGCACTCGCGTAGGTCATGCCATCTCCTCCGGAGGCAGGTAGCTGCCTTCGCTACCGGGGCCAGTGTCAGAGCCGAAGCCCCAGAGGAGCGTGCCGGGCGGCTGGTTGGGCCAGGGCCATTCTTCCTCACCGAGGTAAATAGTTTGTGTCCATTCAACGACCCAGACCGCATAGCCGTCCAATTCGGGGCGGGTCCAGTCTTGGGCGGCCCGAACAAACTCGGCGGGCTCAACCTCCAGCCCCCATGTCTG